GAATCTTGAAAGAATCATTGAGGAGCATTCCAATGAGTATTACTGTTCGTTCTGCATTAAACCTCGTAACCCAACAGATAAATGTTGCGATGACTCGTTTTTTATCTTATTTTCAGATTTGGACTCCTACACTCAGTTTGAGCGAGCGCACGAAATTGCGACAAAAGGCGGCTAGAAAATTGAAAGAGAAGCCTAAGACGCAAAGGATGGTTATGCCATCCAAACTAATCACCGACCCAACATTCGGGTATGTGAACTCAGCCCTGACCGATGTGTCAGAAACATGGAAGAAGCATTCAACAGGAGTGAAAAATGCTGGATTATTCAACAATCCTAATGCGGATAGAAAGAACAACAAAGAGTCTGGAGGAGAAGTGCCTACACAAAAGATTCGTAGGGTTCAATAAAGATATTGCTCAAATGCACAGCGATTTGACGCTGTTGGCAATGTGGGCAGTTAACAAAGAAGCAATAGATATTTTTAACGATGCAATAGGAGTCAAGGAATGAATCAAGAACAGGTGTTAAGTCTTCTCGGTAAGAATGTCAACGAGCATACTGAGAAGAAAGGAAATTTGACATATCTTTCATGGGCGTGGGCATGGGCAGAAGCACTCAAAGCAGACCCCGATGCAACTTACAAGATCGAAATGTTTGGTGACAAGTGTTTCATGGACATAAACGGCACTGCAATGGTGTTCGTAACAGTCACTATGTTTGGCAAACCAATGACTTGCCAGCTACCAGTGATGGACTACAAAAACAAAGCAATCCCTAATCCCGATGCGTTTGCAGTCAACACTGCCATCATGCGTTGCATGACTAAGGCTTTGTCTCTGCATGGTTTGGGTCTGTATATCTATGCTGGAGAAGACTTGCCTGAAGGTGAGGGTTCAGACATAGATGTAGGAATGATGATTGACCATTTAGCGGCTATTGAAGCGGCATCCACCATTGAGGAGTTGAAGAATGTTTACACCACTGCTTACAGTGCTTGCGGTTCTGATAAGACTTGGCAGAAAAAAGTAATTGATGCTAAAGAAAAGCGTAAAGGGGCGTTGAAATGACTTCATATCCAGAAGTAAGCCGCAATAGACGCAGATATGGCGTTGACCATATTGAAAAATATGCTTTGGGTATTACGCAAACCATTACATACAAAGTCAAAGGCGGGAACAGTGTTGTTATTGATTTAATAACCAATGCTCAAGATTTAATAGCTGAAGGCGACTCAAACAATGCTCGTCAAGTTTTAAATGTTGCCAAGCATCTTTTATCTGAAATTAATGGTGGAAATTTGGTTGGCACAGTGAAGCGTAAAGGAGCATTGAAATGAACAACCCACCAGCATTTCCAAGTAGTAACGAAGTAACGCTTAACGATTGGGTAAGCAGTGGTCACAGTGGCATGACCTTGCGGGACTACTTTGCGGCAAAGGCTATGCAAGGTTTAATTGCCGCTGACGCTCACGATGGTGGGTGTGTTAAGTGTGGTGATAAATATATTGCGCCTCTTGCATATGAAATGGCAGACGATATGTTGATAGCGAGGGAAGCATGAGCGATATTGAACAAGGCACACCAGAATGGTTTGCACAGCGTTGTGGCAAAGCTACTGCATCTCGTATCTCTGACATTGTTGCCAAGACAAAGACAGGCTACAGCACCAGTAGAGCAAACTACATGGCACAGTTGGTAGTCGAGCGTATGACTAACCAAGTAGGTGAGTCATACTCAAATGCCGCAATGGAATGGGGTGTCGAGAACGAACCCTTTGCCAGAGCCGCATACGAGGTTAAGACAGGCAATACAGTCGATCAGGTAGGTGCTATTGACCATCCAAGGATTGCTATGTCTGCCGCCTCTCCTGATGGTCTGATTGGTGACGATGGATGCTTAGAGATTAAGTGTCCTAACACCTCAACCCATATCGACACTATTCTTGGTGATGAACCTGCAAAGAAGTATTACGACCAAATGCAGTGGCAAATGGCGTGTGCAAACAGAAGTTGGTGTGACTTTGTGAGTTTCGACCCACGAATGCCAGCGCACCTACAACTGCTTGTCAAAAGAATCGAGCGCAATGAATTGTATATTGCAGAACTCGAAAAAGAGGTTGTCCAATTTCTTGTAGAAGTGGATGACAAAGTGAAAAAACTCAATGAAATTAAGGTGTAAAAATGGAACAGCGTGATAACTCAGGTGTATTGTTTAAGAACGACAAGAAAGAAAAATTTAATGATCCTGACTATAAAGGCAACATTCGTGTTGATGGACAGGACTTTTGGTTGTCAGCATGGATTAAAGAGGGCAAGAACGGTAAGTTCATGGGACTAGCAGTCAACCCCAAAAAACCCAAAGAAGAACAAGCAGAACAACCTCAAAGCAAGCCTAAAGCTAAGATTGAGGACATGGATTCGGACATACCTTTTTGATGTGACTCAATGGGGAAAGCGTAAGTGAGTACCCACTAACTTAACAGGAGTGAATGATGAGCAAACTTGACGATATACATTTTGGCGGTGAAGTAAAGAAGTTCTTTGACTTACCTATCTTTAATCGGGTGAGAACATCTGACCCAACAACCAGTTACGAGGCCGCTGATTCTGCAAAGGACTTGGCTTCTAAACATTTTTGCATGATTGTGGACGCTTTAAAGGCTCATGGCTCGCTTGGTAAAGATGGAATTGCCCAACATAGTGGGTTAGAGTCTAATCAGGTTGCAAGGCGTTTAAACGAGTTGTCCAACATGAACTTGATTGAGTTGACAGGACGCACAGTCAAGTCTAAATCAGGACGCAACGAGCGTGAATGGAGAGTTACACATGATTGAAAATGTACTTGGCCTAATCACAGTTTTGGCAATTGGTGGAGGAGCACTCATAATCGGTATATGGGTCTTCCTCCACTTCTTTGACGATTAAGCAACTAAGCCATTGAGGTAGGTGGTCTTACCAGCTATCTTAGTGGCAGTCAGTTCTTGCTTCTTGAGATTGTTTGGGTCATAAGACACATGAACCCAGCCAGAATCAGGTACTCCTTGGGTGTAGAACTCTAAGATCAATTGTGTGTAGTCCAAGTTATCCATAATCCATTGAGCCAGATCAGCGTTGGCAACACCAGTAATCTCAATGTCAGCCGCCTGACCCTTGCAATGGTCTGAGGACTTCGAGCCATTCACAGCGGCATTAGACTCAGGGCTACGATAGCCAGAGTTCACAGTCACCGACTTGCCAAAGTGTTCACGAACTGGTTGCAATACCTTTTCGCAAAGAGTCTTCAAGTTCTCTAGTGCCTGTTCATCAGGTGTATTGTCTAGACCCAAACGAGTGGCAGTGTCTGACTTTGTGAGTTCTTTCAGGGTGAAGTTGGCTGATAAGTTCATTTGGTTTCCTTCTGGTTAATCATTTCTCTGACTTGGTTATAGGTTGCGATACAGGCGTTGAGCTTTCTGGCTGTGAGGTCGGCTTCGTCTGCGATGGCGAGAATATCTCTAGCAGTCTCTGGCTGAAGTTCGGCTGTTGGGGGGTCAGGTCGCTCGGCAACGGGGGCATCTGAGGTGGTTGATAAGGTTGGGCAGGAGGGCGCTTTGACAGGAATCCGCAACCTGAGAGCACCAGAATCAATGTCAGAATTACGCTTTTGAATAACAAGTTTTGCATTGTTGTTTGCCTTTACCAGTTCAGTTGCTTGTTTCTGCACCGCTGTCACCAGTGCCTGTTCCGTTTGCCTAGCCTCATTGTTTAAACGAGCTATCTCCATTTGTTGTTTGGCAAACTCATCTTGCCCACCCTTCAAGTAGCCACCACTAAATGATGTAATCATTGCCAAAATGAAGGCAAGAATCACCCAAGGGTTAAAGATACTCATTCGCTTGTCTTTCCACGAACATAGGCTTGTGCCGCCATAAACGCAACCACAATCGTACCCATTGCCGCACAGTAAGTTGTAGTCAGCCCTGCCAAAGCATTAACTTTTTCAAGCGTCACCCAAGCAGAGGCCAAGAAAGCAATCAAAACAGGAGGTGCGCCAAGTGCCGCCCATGCCATAACCCTTTGTTGGTCAGCCATCTTGTCAAGATTTTCAATTTGAATCATGCGCTCAGACCTTGCCAACTCAGCATCAGTCACTACACCATCACGGTCAGTGTCAAATTGGTTGTAAACAGAATCTTTTTCCAATTGCTTAGTCATCTTTCTTCCTTTCCTTTTGTTCAACCTGTCTTCTTAATTTCTCAACTTTTTCGATCTGAGACTTTGCCTCATTTTTAACTTCAAGTATGTCAAGATAAAGAAATGCCATTAAAGGCAAAAGCAAGGCTATCAGTACGCAAGCGGCAATCCATCCAATCATTTCTTCCCCCAATGACTTACGAACAACAGCCACAGCCACAGGTAGAGGAGGAATATAGAAGTCGCTATTACTGCTCCTAGCTTTGCTTGTAGGTTTCTTTCCTCCTCTTTGCGTAGCCATACCTCTTGCCTCTTGATAGCTTCTTGCCTTAACCTTGCCTGAGTTTGCTCCTCTTCAATCTTGTCCTTCATGCTAAAGACCTCTGAGTACAGTGCACCCATCTCAGGAGGGCTTTGATACACCATACACTCACGAATTTGCACCACTAACGCATCCATCTCTTGCTGTGCCATCACCCTCTTTAGAGCCGCTTCCATGTGGTTCTGGTCAGGGTCATAGACTGTCAGACTCTTTTCTTCTTCTTCTCTGATGTGTGCCGCTAACTGTTCTTGAAGTCTGAAAAACTCAGTCAGATTCTTGACAATATCAACTTTTACTTGGGTTTCGTCAACGGCAACAAACTTTTCCTTCTTTTTCGCCACAGACTTTGAGGCTTGTGGGGATGCAGTTGTTTTTGGCTTTTGTCCAAAGATTGATAGAAGTTTCCCCCAAAATCCTCTGACTTCTTTTCCAATGGCAACGACTTCATCAGCAGTTGCCTTGATCTCAACAAAAGACTCTTTGGCTTGCTTGTATAAGTCACAGCCAGCTTGAATCTGTTTGACAAGTCCTGCCGCAAGGAGGCAAATGCTGATTGGATCAATTTTGTATCCTTACTGTGTTTCAAGAAGTTTTAAAGCATCTTCAAGTTCTTTCAAGCTCGGCTCTGCTTGTTGAGATTGTGGTTGTGGCTCTTGTGGCTCTTGTGGCTCTTGTGGTTGTGTTTGACCCATCATTCCACCAGCCCTAGCACTTAAAATAGCAGAACCTTTTGCCAATGTTGCCAAAGCATTAATCGCTTTTTTAGTCATTGTTTTTTCTGTTGCCAAATCAACCATTGCTTGTCTGTAATTTGGATTAAAAATAACATCAGCAAAATCAGAAGGATTTGCAACCAGATTGCGTAGATAAGGAATTGTTTCTTTTGATGCAAGACGGACTTGTGCGCTAGCACCAGCAGCACCAGTAAGCCCATAGGCTTCAGCACCTGTCACGCCAGCCATTTGAGGTGATTCACTAGACAAAACTCGCTGCATCCAGTTCATTGCTAATTTTGCTTGGTTTAAATCAGCAGAAAATGGAAAAAGATCATTAAGCGTACTGTCTTTTTTATTAAGCTCTGTTAAAACTGTTTTTATGTTAAATGTTGGGTCTGTAGCAGCACCACCTTTAATTTGAGCAGAACTTAAAATATCATCAAATTTTGATCTGCGAATTGAATTTAAAACCCCCGTTACATGAGTGTTTGGATTACTTTGCATAACCTCTAATAAAAATTTTCTTTGAGATGGAGGCATTGTTTTAAGGTCTCTCATTACGTCTTCAGGTACAAGTTCAGTTACCTTGTCTTTATCAAATGCTTTTGTTAATGGCCTATCAGCAAATTCTTCAATACGAGCAATATTTGTTTTGAATTTATCTCTCGCAGCTACTAATTTATCTGCACCCGGAACTTTATTTGCAATAGCTTGATCTAGTGATTCTCTAAAGCCATTCAAAACTGCTATAGAAATGTTTTTTACTTGACCCGGAGCAACACCTTCAAAGATATTTCCTTTACCAAAATTAGCTTTTCCTGAGTAAACAGCATCACTCCATGTAGATAAATTCTTTTGTAAACGATCAATATTTATTGATAGATTTTGTGCAGGAGTGCCGGGAATAACATTGACTGTTGCTGGTTGACCAGTAGGGCCAAGAATTGTTGATGGAATAGTTTGAGTAGGAGTTGCTGGAATTGCATACTCATCAATAATGCGTTGCATTGCATTTTTTAAAGGGTCAAGTGCCCCAATTTCAGGAGGAAGTTCACCTAATTTACTTGTAATTGCATCAACAACAGGAGTTGTGTCAATCATTCCTCCGGCATTTTTAGCCGCAGTAAAATCAGTTTTTGCATCTGATCTTAATTTGGAGGTTAAAGATTTTCCATAGTTTTTAAATGAAGTAAATACTTCTTGCGTTGTTTGTGTTGGATTTAAAGTCTTGCCACTAACTTTTTTAAACAAATTTGTTAAATATGATTCAACATCAGTAGCTTGCGCTTGTCTAAATTGAATAGGGTTTTGTCCTGAAGCTGGAGCAGATTCTACTAATGCTTCTGTAGATAATTGAGGACGATTTAAACTTAATTCACCGGGGGTTAAACGACCAACTTCTGCCAATCTTTGAGTTTCAGCAATAGATGGGAATGCTCCTTCTGGCTTTGTAATTATGCTACCAGCAGTTTTTAACCCTCCTTTAACAGCATAAGGAGTTGATTGCAGTGCTAGTTGAGCCAATGGACTATCAGGAGCTACTTGTTGAGCAAATAGCCCTGTAGTACCACCAACACCAAATTCTCCCGCAATTCCAAGAGGAGTTTTAGAAAATAATCCCGGAACGCCAACGGCAGTTAATAGTGCGGCTGGCGCACCAGCTTCAGCAAACTGATATGCACCCCTATATCCGGGTATTGATTGAAGATTTATACCAGTAAGTTTACTAAGAGCTTGCTTAATCCCAGTTGAAGAAAATGCACTTGGGTCTTTACTTTCTTTAAGGTAATCATACAAATTACCCCACCCACCAATAACACTAACAATTCCACTAAGACCTTTTAAAGAAGATTCACCAAATTTTTTAAATTCTTCTAAAGTTGTTCCTTTTAAGTCTAAAACACTTTCAGTAGACGTGGTGTCACCACGCTTTTGAAGTTCTGCTTCAAGTTCAGCTAAAGTTGCCATGTTTATTCCTTATTTAGACTCACGTTTTTTTGCTTCTATTGCATCTTCCAATTCTTGTCTTGTCATTTGATTAACTGGTTTATTAGAAATATTTGATTTAGGTGCTTCTAAATCAATCAGGAAAGGAGACTTATAACCACGCAAACTATACTTGTTATCGTAGAAATAATTCTCCATTGCATCCGCATCTTTAACAACTTTTCTAGCTCTTTCTAACAAGAAATTGATAAGGTCTGCATTTGTTTTTGTTCCTTTTTCCAAGGCAGGGCCAATGGTACGTGCAAATTCTCGGTCTGTATCTGTGGGGTTTGAACCAAGAGCTTTAATAAACGAAATAACACGTTCACCTGCAAGGGCGTTAAATTTATCAGCATTTCCAAGTGCTTCATCATCTTTAGAACTTGTTAAACCAAATGTTGAGAATACACGTAAAGCCCCAACACGTACAGCCGCTCCAGAACCAGAAATAGGTTGAGGAGTTTTTAGCAGTTCTTGCAATAAACCAGCTTGTTCAATAGCTTTAGCTGCTGATACTTTTGCTGAATCTACTCGTTTAGCACTTAATTCTGCGATAGTTTTAGCCCCTTCATCAGCTCCTTTGGATTCTGAAGTAGCAGAAACATTTGAAGTTGTTTGGTCAACATCCCCTTCAAATAAAACACGAATTTGTTTATTTGGCTCTGTTGGACTTCTTCCTAATACAAATTGTTGATCGGTTTCTTTATCAAAGTAAACAGCTTTTCCACTTGCCTTTGCAACTCCAATTTTTGTAACATTTTGCTTATCTGGCTCAAGTGATTGAATTTGATCTTTAATTCTTTGTATAGCTTCTTGGTTTGGTTGAGGTTGTTTTTC